CGGACGCGGGCGGGGGGCCCGGGGCGCCCGGCGGGAGGCGCACGGCCGGAGGGAAGGCGGAGGAGGAACCCAGGCGGGGGCTCCAGCTCCCCGTGGGCAAGCGCGGGGCGAGCGTCGTCTCCTCGCCCGTGAATACGTTGCAGGCACGCAGACGGCGTGCGAGGAGCATATCACCCTCGAACCGAGCTGTACGCTCTACCTTGTTCTTCGCTTCTCGCCAGCCGTTGTATAGGCGCGCGATGATCTTCTTCTCGTCCATTGTCTATTACTTTATCTTGATGCCCGTTAGCGCCATCTCCTCGAGGGTATCGCTCGTACGCTTTGTCGTTGCCTCGATGCGCGCCATACGAGCGCCGAGGCCGTTGGTCTCGCTCTCGATATTGACTATGCTCTGCAGGATGAGGCCAGTCGTGGCGGTCAACTGGCGCGTATGCTCCGAGATCGTGAACGTGTGACCTTGGATAGCGGTCATACGCCCGTTAAGTTCGTCGATGCTATCCTGCGATGCTGTGGCGATGCCCTTCTGCGAGGGCGTTCGACCGCCGTCCTCGGTGATGAACTTCTTGTTAACCTCCTCGAGAATGCCGTACTGGGCTTTGAACTTCTCCCCTACGGCTTCGATCTCCTTGGCTAAATCAGCCGACGACCGCTTAACCTCGTCGATGCCTCTAAACGCTCCCTTCTCGTCGAACCATCGGGTTTTGTAGTTATTGAATATCCTGCCTATTGCAGGCTCGAGGTACTGCGTTATAAGCATACGCCTTAGGATGTCGCCAACGATCTCGTTAGTCTTCTTGTGCCAGCCCTCCATAGCATCCTCGCCCGCCTTAGCGGCGTCGAAGAAGGCGTTGCCCAGCTCGCTTGCGAGGCTCTCCGCCGAACTTCCTATGATCTTCTCGAGTGGCTCGTTGAGCGCCTCGGCCATTTGGTTGCCGATCTCGGCCAGCTTCTGCTTATACTCGGTGACCTTCCCGTTGTCGGTCTTCTTCTTCCCCTGCTCCGCCTCGAGCTGCTCCTTAATGAGGAGCTGTTGCTTAGCGAGGTTTTCGAGCTTCGCGCGGCCGTCGTCCAGTCGCGCCTCGCCGAGTGCCTTATTAGCCGTGTAACTCATCTTCGCATAGGCGTCGGCGATCTTCTCTACCGTCTTGGAGAAGACCTCCCCGCGGGTGCGTGCGACGGCGAACATACGCTCCCACACGCCCCCCGTTGCGATGCCCTCCTTGCGTAGTGCCATTATCTCGTCGCGTGTCGAGGCGTAGAGGTCGCGCACCTTCTCGAGGGCGTCGCCGTACTCGGCACTTAGGCGCGTCGCACCCGTATTGGATAACTCCCACTGCAGCTGGTCTATCTCGGCCTGCAGGCGCTCGATCTGCTTCTGCTTCTTCCCGTCGTTGTTGAAGAGGTTAGCTATCGCCGTAGCGACCTGCAGGGCGGCCGATATAACGGCCAGCACGACGGAGGCCTTCTCGACCATCGAGACGGCCGTAGCGCCTGCCGCGGCCGCGGCCGTAGCGCCAGCCGAGGCACTCTGCACCGTATCGGCCACGCCCTTTGCGACGCTCTTGCCGACGTCTCCAACGGCTTGGATCGCCGACGAGGTGGCGTCGATTACTTCGCCCGTGAAGTCTACGACCTGAGCCAGCCCCTCGGCGACGTCCGTCGAGAATACCGACGCGAGTAGCTTAGCCCTACCCCCGACGTCCTTCAGCACGCCCCCGACGTTGCGCAGGCTCGTCGTGAGATTGGCGTATGAGGCCGTGATGCCGTTGCGTGCCTGCATCGCACGACGCACCGCCTTGTCGCTCTCATCCTGCGCCTTCGCCTGCACCTTCTGCGCCGCGGCGAGCTTCTCGTTGGCCTCGGCAATCGCGGCGAGGAACTCGGGGGTGGTGTGATCCTCGTGCGCATCCTGCACAGCCGTCTTCTCGCGAAGCGCCTCGTTGTACGCTCGCTGTGCCTCGGTCAGTCGCTCCTGCGCGGCGACCATTGCGCCGATAGCGTCGGAGTACTCCGCCTTGGCGCGCGATATGTCTCGGATAGCCTTATGGAGCGAGGCAAAGGGGTTGCGCCCTGCGATCTCGCTCTCCATGTTCTTTATCGCTTCTTGATAGTCCTTGATCTCCTGCGTGGAGAGGACGCCCTTGTTAGCCTCGAAATACTGGCGCACTCGCCCGAGGGTGTACTCGAGGACGGGCAGTGCCTGCTTCGTGAGGTCACCGAAGACGCTCTCCCAGTCGATAGCCTTGCGGAAGCGCTCGCTCGAGATCTTCGACAGCTCCTCGTCCATCTTTCGCACCGCCTCGTCCTGGAACTCGAGGGGAATCGTGGCGAGGCGCTTAGACCAGTCACGCAGCAGCTTGTCCTCCTTGTCTTGGATCGATCCGAACTCGTCTATCAGCGCGTCGTGGTACTTCTGTTGCGCGGCCTTAATAGCGCGCTCGCCGTTGGCCGTCACCGACTGCCACATACTATCGTAGAGGCGTGCAATCTCGGGGGTGTCCTCGGCGACGACCCGCTGCCAGTCCTTCGTCGTGCGCTTCCCCTCGGTGCTGTTTGCCCAGCCCACCTCGGTAGCGCCCTTCTTACTCATGTAGATAGCCTTTGCCTCGGCCTTGCGAGCCTCGGCTATTGCTTCGTAGCGATCGTTAAGGGCTTCGAGTTGTTTCTTCGTTCCTTGGCGGATCTCGTTAAGCTCGCGCGTAAGCCCCGCCTCCTGAGCGTCGATAGCGAGCTTCGTCAGCTCGTCCTGCGCCTCCTTGATGTACTTCATAGCATCCTTTGCGTAGGCCTCGCGTGCCTGCCGCTCCTCGAGCGCGGCCTTTGCTGGGTCAAATATCCTACCGCTAGTCTTGCTTTTTGTCGTTGTCGTGTCGATATGCCCTCCGATGTTCTGCTCCTCTTTATATGAGATAAGCTCCTTCGCCTTTGCTTTCATGTTCGCCTCGGCTTTATTCATACGCTCGAGTGCTTTTTCGTATACTTCGTATCTAGCCATCCCCTTAGTGGCTTGAGTGTTCCAGAAATGCCCATAATCATCCACCGAGGAGTCCTTGACCTTTTGAAACTCCTTATATGCTTCGGTGTATTCGCTTGCTAGAGCTTGCATTTCTGCCTCTTTGCGAAGTGATTCCGCGTACTCCTCGCTTCGCTTAATTAGCGTATTCTTCCACTCGGCGACGCTCTTGTAATATCCAAGCGCTTCTCCGTATTTGCCGTTCAGTTCTGCGACGAGCTTCTTCTCCTGCTCTTTTGAACCATTGAAGCGCTCAAGTCGTAGCTTATAGTTTTCGATCTCTATACGACTTTTGATATAGGCCTCGTTCCCCTTGCTTGTAACCTCAGCCATTCGCTTAGACTCCTCAGAGGCCTCTGATGAAGCAGAGGCTAGGCTTGATAGCCAACTAGCAAGCTCCCCAACGGCTACGATGAGAGCGCCGATACCCGTCGATATAAGAGCGGCTTTTAGGCCTCTAAGCGCCAACGATGCGGCTCGTGTAGCAACGGTCTGCGCAGTGGTGGCAGAAGTTGCGAGCGCTGTCGAGCCTGCAAGTGCATGCTGGGCGGTGATGCCCGTCGTGGCCGCTGCGTTGTTTGTCGCCTTACTCGCTGTATTAGCCGTCGTGGCTGCGGTATTTGCGGTCGTCCCCACCGTTGACGCAGTGGTACTGACTACCTCCTCGGTCTGCTTTGTGGCGCTCTCTCCGAGGAGCTTGTTCCATATACTTTTTAGGCTGTTTAGTGTCACGAGAGAGAACGCGCTATCCTTGTTCAGCGTCTGCTGTATCTGCTGCAACCCCATAGTGATAGCCATAACACTCTGCACGCGCAGCATTATCTGTTGTAGCTTCTCGTTCTCTGCTCCGAACAAGCCCATAGCCCCCTGCGCTACGGATGCCGCTCCCGAAAGCCCCGAAAGTCCCGATATAACCCCCTGCATACCTCGTTGGTCGTGGGCGAGTATACTAGCCTGAGCCGTGGCATCACCCCACGCATCCGTAAGACGTGCAGCTTCGGCTTGTAAATCCTGGTACTGTGCCGTACCACGATGACCAGCCTCCTCCATTTCAACGAGCGCCGTCTTAATCTCTCGTAGTCGCTGACGGAGTGAGACGTGCTTCTCCGACGCCAGCTTTGCTTGTTCGCTCGCCGAGCGCAGAGCATTCTCCTCCTTATGCAATTGATCGGCCGTTGCCTCGATCTCGGCGAGGAGCTTCTTGCGTGTGCCTATGACCTGCTCGACGACCGCCTTCTGCGCTCTAAGCTCGACGACGGCCTTGCCGTCCCCTCTATTATTCGCCTTGCGCTGCTCCTCGGAGAGGCGTCGATACTCGGTCTCTAGCTCTACAATACCCTGCTTATTGGCTTCGTAGGCGCGGTCAAGCTCGGCGAACGCCTGCTCGATAGCCTGCGCCGTATCTGGGGCGTTGCTAACGAAGTCGATATTTACCGTGGGGATGTTCGTCAGTAGCTCCTTCACGCGGTCGCTCTGCTCGAGCGTCATCTGCCCGAGCGCCTGAACCTGATCCGATAGCTGTCCGACGCCCTCTGCCCCCTTGCCGACGATAGAGCCGACACCCCCAGAGGTTGCATCGACGACGGCCTTGTCGATGTCGGCAAGTATCTGCTTTGCCTCCTCGGCATCGCGTCTTAGCTCGCTCGTGTCTATGCCTATGCCGTAGAAGCTCTTCCCGTCTTCGCTGTTCATCTTTATTTATCTTCTTAGTCTGCTTTGTCGAATAGCTCGCGCAGTGCGTCTCTGTGCCTCTCGTCGCCCTCCTTGATGACCTCCTCGTCCTTCGCCTTGTCCTTCGCTCCTTGGTAGCTCGGTATGACCGCCCCGAGCAGGATCAGATTAGGGTAGGATAGCTCGTATAGGACGTAGTCGATCGGGAAGTTGTAGGCCTTGGCTATGCCTCCGACGATCGCCCACGGGCTATCGTTTCGCTCTCCACTCCCCGCGTCGGCTTGATCAGATTGACCTCGAGGAGGGAAGTGGTAGCGCCGAAAAAATCGCCCAGCTGCATGTCGCGCAGTAGCTCGGATATTAGGCGGTAGAGGTCTCTCGGTGCAAGTACCTCGAGAAGCTCGTCGGCCAGTTCTCGCTTTCGGTCGATCGTCTGCTTTGTGCGACGGTGACGAAGGCCGAAGAGGGTGCGCTCCTCGGTAGTGTGCTCCTCGGTCAAGCCCTTAGCTCCGAGGATAAGGATAGCGAGGATGTCGCCCAGCGCTCGGCAGTCCTTCGCGATGCGTAGCGTCTCCTCAACGATATGCTCGTCGTCGAGGCGCTCCTGCGGAAGACGCGAGATAGCCTCCGAGGCGAGGATAAGCGTTGCAATGGTAGGCGGTGCGACGTTGTACGTCTTGCCAGCCACTTCGATCTGTCGTGGCTGCTGGAGGAGCGTTGCGCCGACGCGCTGCTCTATCGTCTGCTGTTCGTTCATCGTGTATCTGTTGTGTTGGACGTTTGGCGAGGTGGTGGGAGTTGCACCCACTTACCGCCCCTCTATGATAGGCGGCGGCCTAAGTGCCTGCACCTCTTGACCGCTGGCGGCGGTCGTGATCGGTTATGAAATCATTCCACCGTTGCCGTTAAGCGGGGATCTGCGTTACCTCGATGATAGCGCTCTTACCGTCGGCCGTGATCGTCACGACGGCCTTACGAGGCTTGCCCGTCGTGTTCGCTTCGACCTTCACCTTAACCGTCTTGCCTACCGCTTCGGCCGTCGCCCAGCGTTCGCTCGACGTAGCCGATGGGTTGGCCGTTGAGGTCACGGTGATAGCCTTACCCGTCGTGTCGGCGGCGCTTGTGAAGAAGAGTTCACGCTGTGAAACCTCGAGGCCGTTGTGCGTGTAAGGCTTGAGCGTCTTCCCCGCGGCGGGCTTGATCGCCTTGACGACGACATGACGGATCTTACCGTCGGTAGCGGAGTAGTTCTCCTCGACGCGGATCGTGGCACGCTCGATGAGAAGCCCCTCCGTTGCCTCGTCCTCGGGAATGAGGCGGATAGCGAACTCGCCAGGGACGAGACCGTCCTCGTCTTCGAAGTCACGAGCGACGCCCTTCTTGACGAACTGGTCGAACTCGAGAGCGTAGGTGTTCTTCCCCGAGCGGACGTCGACGACGTCGCCGCCTTCTTCGTTCGCGGTCACCTCCTGCCCAGCGGTGGTCGTGAGCTTCGTCGTGTCCTGCTTAGGCGTATCGAGATCTACCCAGTTGCCGTCGGGGACACCCGCCACCGACGCGCACTTCTGAATGCGGGGCTTACCCCAAGAAAGTACTGCCATAGTTATGGTTAGTTAATTGGTTGGATAATGGTTGTATATCTATTCTTCGACGCCGTCGTAGTAGCGATAAGCGAGCTTGACGACGACGAAGTGCTGGTTAATGGAAGGCTCGGCGACGCTGTGGATCGTCTGCAGTAGTCGGAAGCGGTAGCAAGACCGACCTGCCGAGAGCGAGCGGACGAACATACGCGCCAGCTCCTCGATCTCCTCGACGCGTTGCAAGTCCTCGACCTGCACCCCATTGTCCTCGCCGTAGGGGAGGATGTCGGGGACGTAGATGTTGAGCGTCACGACGCCCTCGTCGATTTGGTCGGGAACGCCACCCGTGAAGATTACGACCGCGTCCTCTGCTCGACTATCCCGTGGGCGTGTCCCTGCGTGGTAGACGCCTCCGTCAATAGCCTTAGCGAGTTCGCTCTCGAGGAGTAGATCGCGCACGTCGCGCTGCACCCTCATACTCGTTAGTTTCATCCTTTGCGTTGCGTGATTAGGAGACCTCGAAGCCGAGCGACTGCAGGAGCTGTGACACGAGCTTAGCCGCCAGCACTTCGGCGCTGTCGAGTACGTCGTACCCGCGTGCGGAGAGGTGAGAGGCGTAGTTCATCCCAGCCACGACGACGAGGACAACGCCGTGCGGGAACTCCCGCACCACGACCTCGGAAGCGAACGCCTCGCCCTGCCCTGCGCCCTCGCCGCCCTCCTTTATCGACGGGAAGCGCCCGCCCTCGACGACCTTGCCGTCTACAGCGACGACATAGCCGATCGAGGAGCGGAGGTTGCCCGTGCGGTCGATATAGTTAGGCTGGTGGGGCGATGCTCCCGCCTCGACAGGAGGCGACGGCAGGCTACGTGCGTGAGCGACGCACTGCTCGCCTATGTACTGGAGGTTGTAGACGATAGCCCGCTGCATACGCTCGAGCTGTTCGCCTACGTACCTCTCGGCGGCGTCCGCCCGTGTCAGTCTCTTAATCGCCATAGCCCGTTAGATGAGGATGCGGATCTGCCCGACGGCCTGCAACGGCTCGATCTCGATAACGGAAGCCTCGCACACGACGACGCCGAACACG